TGATATTTGCGCTCGCCACATCTGCGTTTGTAATGGCGCATGAGAATGTATATTGTCCAAGATTATCTGCAAGGATTGTGCGTGTTCCATTGTAAGGTGCTCCACATCCTGCGATAACTACTGATTGACCTTCAGTGAATTCATGAATGCCTAAAGTAGTAAAGGTTGCTACATTTGATTCTAATTCAGCCTCTTGTATTGGGCTCTTGAAAGAAACTAACATTGGAAGGATCACGCCTTCTGCGGTATCGATTATTTCATTTAAATAACTGTCGGAATAAAGAGATGAAGATACGCCAAGCACTGATCGCAACTCGGTGGCTGTGATAATTGATGGCATATCTTCCTCTCTAAACTCCCATTAAAAGATGCCTGAGATCGGGAGCAACCCCAGGCACTGATTTAACTTAGGCTACTGTTAATCCTCGGAATGCTGTTGGGTAGCGATTAACTACTGCTGCATATCCGTAAAGACCAATCTCAACACGACCATTTGCAACGATGTTTGCACGAATGTCAAAAAGACCGGATTCGTGGAATCGCATAGCTGCTGATGGATACACTAAGCCGTATTTAACGTTTGATGCATCACCTGTGTAGTTTGGATCTACAACAAGATCAAGTCCTGCGATTGTTCCCGCAGTTGTGCCTTGTGATAATAGACCTGCAGCATTTTGTGGAGCTGCTGCTGCGAATAGTGGGCGGTTAGCACCATCTACTGCGCCAAGTAATCCAGCGAAATCGATTCCATCTTCTCCACCTGAAGGTGCAACCATCAAGCGGTTTGGAGTGAATCGCATTACGTTGTATGAATCAGCAATACCTGCTGCTATTGACTTGTAAATTGTCGAACTAGATGTTGAACCGCAGTTTGAAACTGCAATCTTTGCTGCGTAAGCATCTGTCTTTTGTGCATAGGATGCAGCCAACTCACGTATAAGGAGATCAAGAAAACTCGGATCTGATCTATCCAAAACCTCTTGGTTAATTACGTTTGCGCCAGCGAACTTGACGATGTTGTCTTCTTGGAATGTAACTGCAGTATCTTGTGATGCGTACTCAACGCCTTCTGCTGTTTGTCCAACAATTGCTTGTGCTCCAAGTACAGGCGTGTAAATCTTTAATCCACTTGCTGGAAGTGGTGCACGCTCAATTGAATCGATAAATGGACGAGATGAATCGATAACACCGATAACATCACGTAAGTAGTTAGGCGGAACCATTCCTGTGTTCTCTGTAACTGTACCGATTGCTAATGCTGCGACTAGATCACGTGCATCTGTGTCGCCTTGTACTGCCTTGATTTGTGCTGCAACAAACTGTCCTGCAGTAACATTCTCATTAACACGTGGCTTTGTGTAAGCAACGTAGTTTGCTGTTACTACGGGAGTGGTTTGTGCCGCTTCTACCGCTTCGGATGCGATAGGGGCTTCTGAAATATTCTCAGACACTTTTTCCTCCTGTGGTTGTTCATCCGTAGCGGTTGCTTCGGAATTCTCTGGTGTTTCGCTAGCTGCTACTTCAGCGACCCTCGCGCTGTCGATTGCGGGATCGGTGACGAGGCTGACCTCTTGTAAAGAACTTTTTTGGATGCGTAATACGCCTTCTACATTTTTCCACTCGTTAATTTTCACACCAACACTAAATCCGTCACGGAGTCCAGTAGCGGCCTCCTCCAAAGCGTCATCCGCAGAAAAAGTTTTGGCAAGACGAAACGTGGCTTCCAATCCTGTTTCCGTTGCAGTTATATCAACAAGTTTTCCAAGTGGCTTAGTTCTCTCATGCTCAAGCAATAATTTAACTGGCTTTGAGAAGTCAATGCTGTCTTTTTCAAACACTGTCAATCCTGCGCTGGTTGAGCCTTGCTCATCCCAAGTAACAATCTTTCCTGAGATTGTGCGCTTGTTTGTGTCAGCAGCTGTTATTTCTATTGGGAAATTAATCTTCATCGGATTAAGTCCTCCTCCTCTTGTATTTGCTCAATGCTCATCGCACCGATGCGGTTTAGGATTTCGTAAACTTGTGCACGCTCTAATGCCGATCCACGTAAGAAATCGTCAATGTCAAAACGGGTTTCAATTCCGTTAGGGCAGAAATCTGCTTGGCTTAGACGTTGTTCTATAGCTGTAAGAATTGGACGAAGTGAAAAATCAATAAGTGCTTTGCGCTCTGCAGTCATGTTGGAATAAGTCATTGATGTTGTTTCAGCAGATACAAACGAGGCCGGAATGCCTGATGCTCTGGCTATTTCTAAAGCCAGGTATTGGCGTGCTTCATTTAATTGTAATTTAGCAGGATCAAAACCAAGTGCTTGCAATTCGACATCAGCATTTAAAAATGCCGTGGTACGCATAGTTCTGCTTTGCTTCCAACTATCTAAAAGTTTTGAAATACGCTCTGGAGTTAAATTGGTGCCATTTGACTTAAGAACCATTTGTGGCATTGGCTCTTTGGCATACATCTCAGCAGCTTGTTCTAATGCAGCAGCAGCCTTAATTGTGCGACCTGCACGATTTAAAATTCCCTCATCTAAACCATTAAATACAATTAAAGATCCCAAACCAAACGGAGGTACTTTTTTTCCATCAACTGTGTAGTATTCAATTTCTGTTGATAGTGCATTTAAACTTGCAAATACTCGGTTAGGTGCAATTCTTGTCCAAGCACGAATTCGTGAAGCATCTGTTGAGGAATAAGCATCCATAACCATTCCGTAAGCAACGCCGTAAAGTAAAAGATCTTCGGCAATCCAAGCATAAATTGCTGAACCAGCAACACGTGGATCTGGTTGCATGATTACACGATTTGGGCGTATGTGCTCATTTGTAAAATGGTTATATTGCTCGATAGGTAATGAGCCAACTGTTGAGCAGATTATATTTCTTGCACGTGCTCCAGATGGGATCGCCATATATTGTTCACGTGATGCAGTTGTAGTTCCAAAAAGGATTCCGCCAACTAATTGCTGGGCGTTGTAAGGAGATATTGCAGCCGATACATCTACTTGCTCGACTGGTGATTTTGTATTAAAGCGATCAAAGATTCCCATAATATGGGATAAATTATATCATTATTTGAGATTAACCGATTTGTATATCAACCTCGGTTTCAACCTGTGTCGCAAAGTATGAAACAAGAGCTGTGGCAACGGCTGCACAAACTGCAACCCTTGATGCCCTTCTACCAATAATCCAAGCACCATCGCCAAAAGGTAATCTTGCAGCTGATAAAACCTGCTGAGTTAATTCTTCTTGATCTCCATGCTGTAAACGATGGCTGTTAATCGCTCCGAGCCATCTGTCGCAGGATTCGCTGTAAATCGCCCCATCCATATCGCTTGTAGGAATTCCAGCCTGCTGTAATCGGCTGGCAACTGCAGCAGCTGTCCTTTTGCTGTAGGCAATAGTTTCCACCTGGTATTTGCGATAATAGGGCGCAACATCGTTGGCAATTGCTAAATCGTTCAATGAAAAGTCATTTGCCCAGGTATGAAGCAGTTGCACATAGAATCTTTCTCCTGGCAATCTTTGAGCAGCAACTAATGCTCCAAACTTACGATCTGGACTTAAATCTAATCCCATCCACATTGTTTTTTCTGGATCTAGTGGAATTGGCTCAATCGCACATGATTGCCACTTTTGCGCATCTACGACTGAATTGATTGTATCTACCCACTGGCAAAATACTTCTGTCCTTACAATGTCCGGCGGATCATTTATCACCGATCGCAAATTATCCTGGTGAATTGTAATTCCCAATGATGGATTGGCTTGAGCGAACGCTTCCCAGTTCGGCTCACCCGACGGAAGGGTGATAGGAGCGTTAGGTTCTGCGCTCCATTCAAACCAACCAATATCATCATTTGCACCTCCAGCAGCTGCTAAGGCTCTAGATCTTAAAGAGTTTAAAACAATTGAATGTTGATCGCCAGCATTTGAATAAATCCATGTCTGAGGATTCTTTGCGCTGATCATGGTGTATCTCATCGATGACCAGGCATCTTGGTCTTTGTATTCTCGCAACTCATCCATGTGGATTGTTTCAGGCTTTGAAATACCACGTGAAGCGTTATTGCTTGCCTTAATTACAATTCTGCGATTACCTTTAAGTTCCAATTCTTCTGCGCCATGTTGCCATCGGATCTTCTTGACCTCGGATGCAAGTTTGTCATTCTCCTCAATTAAAGCAATTATCTGTCTGAAGGTTTCCAGGGATGTAGTAAGTCTGTGAGCTGATGCAAGCTGTAAGCCTTCGCCCCACACATAAGCACCCGTCAGCATCCTAAGCATCATGAATGTACTTTTCCCATTCTGCCTAGCGATTACAAGTCCATTCTCGGAATGGTGCCAGCGACCATCTGGCTTGATCTTGTGCCCATGAATTGCAACAAACTTCTGCCATTCCATAAGTGGGATACCAACTTCAGCTGCAAAGTCGATCATTTCCTGCCCTTTGGACGGCAAATCATTGAGTTTGGAGTGAATACGTGGAGTTGGCACACCTCCTATTCTCGATTGAGCCTGATCTAAAGCGATCTGGTCTGATTCAGGCATGTTCAATCTGATTCAAAAGGATCGTGCCCGATTGAGGTGTTTTGTCGGTTAGAAAGATCAATG